TCGACTCCGAGGGCGCCCGGGCCAAGGAGGCGGCCCATCTCTTGGCCATGATCCCCCTGCACCGGGCGGTCCTCCAGGAAGACTTGGCCAAGACTCTGGAGAAGGCTACCGGAGTGAACTACCGGGCGGCCCTGAGCGGCCCCTGGCAGCCGGACGACGTACCGACTTGTGAAGTGATCGTTCGGGTGCCCATCGGCACCGACCGACACGGTTTCCTGACCTTCGTGTTCGAGGGAGAAGACATCGGACGGGACCTACGGCTCGACATGGACAGCACTGGCAAACAAACCATGCCGTGGCGCCAAACCATGCTTTGGCGTCGCATAGAATAGACAGCGCGTCTCATATTTGACATTCCGGGTGGCGAGTGTTATCTTCGCCATCAGACGCCCCAGGGTGCGCCGTGCGGCCAGCGACCTGACCGTTCCGGCGTGGCGGTCCCCCGGAGGCGTCCCGCCTCCGCCCTGGAGGTAGTCGTGCAGCGCAATCCCCTGCCCTGGCTGGCCCTGGGGATGGCTTTCACCGTCGCTTTTCTGGTGGCGGTCGTCTCGCTATCATCCTGCTCCCACAAGGCCCCCCAGCAAGACATCCACAGTGGCAAGGTCGCCATTGTCGTTCCGGACGTTCCACTGTCGGACCCATACGAGATCAACGACGACTTCCTGGAGTATCAGCGGGAAGTCCGATGGCCCTTCCCGCCGGTGGAATTCACCTTCGATCACCACAACATCCCCGACTCCCAGGTAGCCAGCCTCGAACGGCAGGCCGACTATCTCCTCTCGACCCGCTCCCTCGTCACCCTCATCGGCCATACCGACCCCCGTGGGGAAGAGGCGTACAACTACGGGCTGGCCCGCCGGCGAGCCCGTGCCGTTTACGACTGGCTCGTGCGCCAGGGCGTGCCGGGGGAGCTGATGTTGACAGCCGGGGTCGGTAGCCGTGAGCCCCGGAACGACGGAAACACCGAACGATACGTCGAGGCGAGATTGAGTAAGTAGCTGTAGATGCCGGTACGTTGAGAGCGGAAAAGAGGATAGAAATGAAACCGAAGAAGAACTATCACGAGTGGAATTCTACTGAAAAGTTGGGAGCCCGCGCGTATCGTGGCGGCACGGGGCGCGTGTCTTTCGGAGGGAAACCAGTCGCCCAGCCCCGCGGAGAAACCAGGAAAGCGGCCAAGCGTGAACCCAAGCGGAGATGAGCTTCGGTAGTAACTGCGTCATCGCATAGCGGCCGTACAGGTCGCCCCACACCGCCCGGCCGATCACCGGGCGCCCATAGCGCGGTTGGTCTGGAACCGTCCCAGGACAGCCGCGCTTGCGCGTGTACCCGGGGAGCCCCAGACCGGCTCTCCGGGTACCTAACTACGGAGAACAACATGGCATCAGGCAAAACCAGCATCTTCGCTGCGGCCCGCGAGTTGGCCGCCCGAATTGAGATCGTGCCTGGCGAGGTGGCCGAGACCGACGGCGCCCACATCGCCTTCCGGGGTATGGCCGACGCCTACATGGCGGCGGTCAAACAGGCGTTCCAGTGCTACGCCAACGCCGCTCAGGAAGCTCTCAAGCCCTTCGGCCTGAATCCGGCCACAATCCCCACGACGACCATCAGGAAGGCCGTCCTCGCCGAGGCGGCGTCCTGGAAGGATGAGTTCAAGTGGGACTTTCCTGGACTTGAGGACGGCGCCGAGCGGGTCCTCCTCGCCGGCTGGGCGGAGAGCGCCTTCAACGGCTGCCTGAAGGAGATCGGGCGCTAGCCCATGTCTGAGACCCCCACCGGCCTCAGGACCGTCCCTTCGTCCATCCCCGGCCGCATCAAGCGGATCCAGGACTGCCTGTACGTGGGCTACTCCGAGATGCAGGAGTGGGCCAGGAAGGGGCTGAAGTCTCGGCGCTACGTGGCCGGAAACCAGTGGGCGGACATGCTGACAGCCCAGCAGGCGCGACGCATCCGCCTGACCCACAACGTCATCCGCGACGACTTGGACAAGAAGATCGCCCGCCTCGAAGAAGCCGACCTCATCATGGAGACCCATGGCCGCGGGGGTGAGGACTGGCAACTGGCACGCACATGGAAAGACCTGCTCGACTGGTGGCGCGAATGGCATGGGGAGTACCACGACTCTGCCGGAGAGGTCCACCGGAAGGTCTTTACAGATCAACACGTTGTGGGAGATGGGTTCACTTGGCCGATCTGGGACCCGGACGAAGAAGACGGCTTGGGCATGGTCGTGCTGGAATACGGCTGTCCCTTCCATACCTGCTGGGACCCGGGCTCGAAGTCGGTGCAGCTCCGGGACGCCTTCTGGGTGGCCCGTTTCGAGCCCTACGACATCGACCTGCTGGAGCAGGAGTTCCCCCGACTCAAGGGGGTAATCAAGGCCGACGTACCGCGCTTCTTCCTGGAGCATTTCCAGGGACAGGCGCAGGGCGCTGGCTACCCGATGGGGACGGACTCCAGCAACTGGTCCGAGCGCATGAACCGGGCCTATCGGATGGAGTTCTGGGAGAAGCGGGAGAAGCGGGCTAACCGCTACCTCCTCGACGGCCGACTCGCGCGGGTGCGAAACACCGAGGACCAGGTCATCGAAATGACCGACGTCCTCTACGACGCCCTGCCGAAACGTGAGCAGAAGCAGTACGAGGTGGTGTCCATCAAGGACTACGAACTCTGGCAGTCCGTGGTCGTCGGCGACCACATGGCCGTCGAAAAGCTGTCCCAGTACGATGCCACGAACAAGGGACACGGTCGCTTCCCTGTGGCGCGATACTGCGCTTCATGGGACCCGGACCAAACCCACTCCAGGGGGGAGGTTGAGCCCCTGATGGGATACCAGGACATGATTAACCAGTCCATGTCCTACTTCCTGGAATCCATGTTCATCGGCAACAGCCAGATCCTGACCTGGGCGCGCGGCTCCATGCCGCAGTCGGAGGAGCGCAAACTGCAGTACTACGGCCAGCAGGCCGTGCAGATGTTGCGCCGCTACCCAGGCACCGATCCCCCGATGTTCGTGTCCTCCGCCGGCCAGGCGCCACAGCTGTTCCAGAGCATGACCGAATACCTGACCGGGCTGAAGGACAAGTACGGCTCCAGCGTGACCAACGTTCATCGCGCGGCCCCCGAGTACGACATGAGCGGCAAAGCCATTCAGGAACTCATGGCCGAGGCCGACCTGTCAAGTGTGAAACTCCGCAAGGGCGTCGAGTCTGGCCTGTCGCAGGAGACCTTTCTCGTCATCTCCTTGCTGCAGCAGAACATGCGGGCTAACCGCATGATCCGTATTGCCACCAAAGCCTCCGACGAAGCTTACGACCTCTACCTCGGTACCGACGAAGATCAGATCGTCAAGTCGCGTGGCCTGGAGAAGGTGTCCGGCGAGGAGGACGTCTATCAGGCCCGAGGGCGGACGCAGCAAAAGGCCCGGGTGCTCCGCATTTCCGATAGGGACGTGCTCAAGTTCGACGTACGCCTGTCGTTGGACACCGGCAAAGCGCGCACCAAGGCCGAGAACATGCGGATCGGCTCGTCGTTTCTGCAATATCTCGGTCCCGCGGCGGGAGTGGGCATACTCAAGTGGCTCGCTTCTATCTGGGACGTGCCGAACCAGGACGAACTCTTCCAGGCCCTGGAAGAGTCCGATCAGGCCAAAAAGATCATGCAGCAACTGGACCAGATACAGAAGGACACCGGCATGGGACTGGGAGACCTGGTGCAAGCGGCCCAGGCCCTGCAAGCGATGCAGGAGGGTGCGCCGCAAGCCCCTGGGCAAGCCCCCGGGCAAGCCCCTGGGCCGATTCCCGGGCAGGCCCCTGGGCCGGGCGCTCCACCGACGAACGGGCGGCCACCGGCCGCTATGGCATAGGGGGAAAGCCATGCGCAAGATCGCACTGCCTCTGCTCATCGCCACTGCCGCTTTGGCGGCCGGTCCACGAGGTGGCAACGACAACACCGTCTTCGTCACTGTCAAGGACGCCGGGATCAACACTTCCTGGGCGGTGGTCAACTCCGATACCGGGGCTTTCACCCAGATCGCGGCCGATACCACCATCCGCGTCGCCTTCGCCTCTGAATCTCGGCTGGACTCTCTGCGGACAGGCAACGCCGGGGGAGGCACGGCCACCGCCATCTGGTCGGGTGGGTCCACGGCCGATACCGCCGGCACCAACTTTTTCCAAGACCGGGGCCAAACTTCACCCTCGGCGACGGCAACTGGCGTCTTCGGGTCCGGCTTCTCTTCGACCTGGGGTTCCTATCTGACGCGGGTGGAAGATACCGACTTCCAACTGACAGGTAGTTGGACCATCTCCTGCTGGGCCAAGGGATCATCTCCGGGGAACCCCGGACTCACTACCAAGCAGGTGGCGTTTTCCGCCTACTCTTCTTCCGACATCGTGGAGATCGGGTTCGATCAGAACGGCTACATCTACGGCCGTCTGTCCGACGACACGGGGTCCAACTGGGATTCCATCGGGGTCAAGGCCGACAAGTACGATGGTCAGTGGCATTGGGTGACGTTCCAGGCTCTCGCCAAGGCCGGCCACGCCGCGAACAAGGACTCCATCCGCCTGACGGTCGATGACTCCGTGCGTTCCGTGGTCTTCAGTAGCGCCTCGACCGCCATGACGGTGGACAGCGTTTCCGCCTTCTCCTACGCCGGCACCAGCATCCTTCAGGGCATGATGGATGAAATCTGGTACCTGGAAGACTCGATCACTGTGGATCTACCCATGCGGAACTACGCCTGGCGCGCGGGACGAGAAGCCCTGGGGTTTGCGGCCGATTCGGCGGCCGTCCACATCACCGGTATCGGTACGGATTCGGTGAAGGTGGATACCCTGCTCAAAGTGCCAGTGGGCAGCCCGGCGGTCACGGCGAGGCGCTGGCACGCTTTTGAGTTGGCCTTCCTCGACTCCCACGAAGCCATGCCCGTCGTGGTCTACACCTCGGCCACTTCTCCCAGGGCTACGCAACTCGACTCCATCCCGGCCGGCAGCCTGATCTACGACGCGGCCCACCTGTTTGCCGGCAAGGGCGGACGGTCTGATCTGGTGCTGACCGGCGTGACCTTCCAGCACGAGGGGGCCATCGACTCGACCGACTGGGAATTGCGGGTCTACCCGTCCCTGGAGAGTTCGCGCAGCCTGTCGAACGGCTACTGGGTGGCAGCTACAGCACGACTTCATCAAGACAACACGGAGTTCACCAAACCGCTCAATCTTGAACTGACCGCCGGGCCGAAGTCCAGCGCCGCTTTCGTGGCGATCTACGCCAAGGGCACGGCGGCCACCAAGGGCGCCGCCACTATCACGGCGAGGAGAAGGTAATGGCACGCAAGAAGAGGGAATCTCACCCGCAAACGCAGAAGCAAGCGAAGGCCAATGCCGAACACATCGACCAGACCTTGTACAGAAACATGGACGAAGCCAAGAGAACGGGTAACTGGATTTCGGGGTATGAAGAGCAAACTCCGACGGGGAGGAAAGAGAGGCGGACCAAGTTGGGCCATTCTTTTGACCGGGTAATCAGGTCCCATTCGAGACGTGCCCGATAGAGATGATCGAGCGCGGCGTGATAGACTTCATCCCTCCCGAGCAGGTGGACGACGGCTCTTGGCTCGAAGACCCGGAGTTCGCCCGGGAGTTCATCCCGATCCAGATGTTGTTTCTCCAACGCAACCATGTGACCATCGACCCGACGATGAGCGCGGAGAGGCAGAAGGCGTCCCAGTACGCGGAGACGGGCGAAGTTCGCCCGCAACGCCCGGCGCATCGGGCGGTAGCACCCACAGGGCAACAGGGCGCCGCGCCAGCGCCTGTTCCCACACCTAAGCGGGCAACGATCAGCACGCTCAGGGGGGCATAACCAGCGACCTGCCGAGCTCGGCGGGCAACGACTGGCGCACCCTTGGGCCACTACTGGCGACCTGCCGAGAGGAGTACGGAGATGGACGACCGATTCCTGAACCGCTTTGGACTGGGCCTTGCCAGGCTCCAGTCCATCGGCCACTGCCCCGTGAGGGGCGGCGCCGAGGCGGGCGCGGAGGAGGCAACGGACGTTGATGTCGCAGGCGAACGGGTAACTCCCGAGGAGCTTGAGACCATCCGCAACGACCGCCGCTGGCGGCAGCGCAACGAAGAACGCGCTGCGGAACTCAAGCGAGACCGGGATGCGCTGGAGCACGAGCGCGAGCTACTGAGGGAGCGCGAGCGGCAGATGGAGGCCGAGCGGACCCGCTACCTGACCCCGGAAGAGAAGAAGGACGACGGCTTGACGCTACCGGAACTCCCGGAGAGCGTCATCGACGATCCCGACGGCTTTCGGAGGACGGTGGATGCCCGCGAGAGCGCCCTGCTGCGCGAGGTTCGCCAGCTCAGGACCGAACTCGGAGAGCTCCGCACTAACGTCACGGCAAGCGAGCGCGCGGTGGACACGAAGGTCAACCGGACCGTCGAGCAGGAGCGCGTCGTGGCTCACAACAACCGTCTCTTCGACGATTTCAAGGCGAAACACCCGGACCTGTCCGACAAGGAGCTGCAGGACATCCGCGAGGAAGCACAGTGGCGCGGACGCGGCCCCGGGCGAGGACGTCAAGTCGGCAACGTGTGGGAATACACCCCGGAAGCGTTCGATGACTCCTACTGGGTCAAGCACCGGGACAAGATCCTGGCCCGCGAGCGGGAGGAAGCCGAGAATCGCGGCCTCCGCAATCGGGCCCGCACGTCCGGCGGGGGGTTCCGTCTGGGCAGTAACGGAGTGCCGAACGCCAAGGCGACCGTCGAAGAGCAGGCCAACTACTTCTACTCCCAGGGGGAATACTCGCCCGAGGCCGAGAGATTCATCGAGGCCATCGCCGGCGACCCCGAACTGGGACCGGATCGCGTGCAGCGCATTATGGCATACGCCGTGGACCGGGCCCAGGAAGAACTGGGAGGAGAAGTAAGGGGCTGACACCCTGACCCTGAAAGACCATGGCCACAACTTTTGCAACTGGCACGGCCTTCGGGAACACCCTGACCCGCATCGGCTTCTCCGGGATCCTGCACTTCCAGACTCAGAACGCCATTCTCTTCCGGCGTCTCAAGCTGGTAGAGCAGGACCGGGGCGGCGAGTCCACCCTCGAACGCGAGGGCGGATTGCCGATCAGAGCCATCGAGGCTCTGAACTCGAAGCGGGCGCAGGAAGTTCGCGTCGGCATGTTGAACGCGCTGACCACCAACCGGTCGGCAGTGACGGGCACCCGGAGTCCGAGCGCCCGAACGTACGGTTCGTTGTCCGCCAACAACATGGTGGACTACGAAGAGGCCCCGGCACTACGCTCCTGCAACGTGTACGTGGAGCAGAGCAAGCACGCGGTGGCCTTCCCGACGCAGGAGATTCAGGACCTGCGGACGGAGTTCAAGATCACCACGCAGGGGACACGACTGCTGTCCGATTGGAAGGCGGCGGAATCCGAGGAGAACATCCTCGACGCCATCTACGACCAGTACAGCGCGCATGTCGTGGGAGCTCAGGCACGAAGCACGTCCGACCCACCCTCGGCCAACCTGTTCTACGCCGGGAACCAGTCGAGCAACGCGACGCTCGGCTCTGGCGACAAGCTCACCCCCGACGAGTTGCGACGCATGTCGGACTTCGCCAAGGTGAGCAACATCAACCCCATGCGGCTCAACGGCAAGGAGTGCTACCTTCTTCTCGTTCACCCCTACGTCTATACCGACCTGATGGGGAACAGCGAGTTCCAGGCCTCCTACCAGCACGGCTGGGAGCGCCAGAACGCCGGCGACCGCAATCACCCGCTGTTCGATGCGGCGGACTGCAAGTACGCCAACATCTACATCATGCAGTACAACCGCATCCGGGCCGCCTCGGGGCTGCCGAACGTCCGCCGGTGCATCCTGCTCGGCGCCGGTGCTGTAGCCGAGGGCATGACGAGCCGTCCGCGTTTGGTCCGCCGCAAGGAGGATCAGTACGAAGACGTGCTCGGCCTTGGCATCAAGTCCATCGACGGCTGGGCTCGGTTCGACTGGGCGCCCGTTTCGGGCACCACGTTGAACCAGGCCCTGGCCATCTGGGGCATCCACACCCGAGCCGCGACCTAAGGAGGATCGAGACATGAAAAGGATCCTCTCCTTCCTGATCCTGCTGTCGGTGGTTTCGGCCTTCGCCGACCCGCCCGATGTGACGTTCCGCGAACGCCTGGGCAAGGCGACCGCGGAGAGTTTCAAGTGGTTCGCCTCAGGGACGGTTCCTGGCACCCTGGGCGTTGTGGTGGATACGCTGATCGGCGACACGAACAAGAACGACACCACGGTCGGCGTAGACATCGCGGGGGCGGCCGGGATCAGCGTCACGATCACGGCCAACGAGAAGTCCGCCAACACCACCAATGTGCTCGGCACCTGCACCTTCCAGGTGGCCGACTCCAACGGGACGGCGGCCGAGTGGCATACCCTGCCGTCCTCTACCTGGTCGGCTTCCGCCAGCGCGGCGGATACGACTTTCGTCCTGGTGCTCAACGCAGCCTACCCGGACACGGTGTTTACCGCGCAGACAGGCATGACGGCGCTCAAGCATGGGGAGCAGGCGTACGTAAGGAATAGTCGCTTCCTGCGTCTCATCTGGGACCCGACCTGCTACGCCGGCGACACCAACCTGGTCAAGGCTCGCATCACCAAGATATACCCGCGGTAGTTCGGTCCGCGGTCAACCTGGCGGGAGGGGGCTTCGGCTCCCTCCCGCACACGCAAGCGAGGAGAGCCATGTTGCACGCCCTTCTGATCCTTCTCATCGGGGTCGCGTCCTGGGCCGATCCGCCGGATGTCGATTTCCGAGAACGGGCCGGCAAGTCCACCACCGAGGCCCTGAAGTGGTACGCCTCCGGGACGGTTCCCGGCACGCTGGGCGTGACCGTGGATACCCTCATCGGGGACCTGAACAAAACGGACACCACGGTCGGCGTAGATATCGCCGGCGCCAGTCGAGTGGCCGTCGTCATTCGCACCGCGCGGAAAAGTTCAAACACCACGAACGTCCTAGCGTCATACCAAGCTCAGGTGGCCGACTCCAACGGTACGGCAGCCGAGTGGCATACGATCACCAGCTTCTATGAAAATCCTATGGTGTACTCCGTGGCCACCTCGGCGGCGGATACCCTCATGTGGGTGTTCCTCGTGGACGCGTACCCGGATACCCTGGCCCTGGATGGAGCGCCGGCTGGCGTCACGGTCTGTACCCATGCCGGCCAGGCTTACGTCAGGAACTCCCGTTTTCTGCGCCTCATCGGCGACCCCACCTGTTACGCCGGCGATACCCTGCTGACACGCGCCGCCATCACCAAGACATACCCCCGCTAGGAGGTTGCCCCATGAAAGAGTTTCCCATCGAACTCGCGCTGCGGCCCGGAGACCCGGGATACAGTGACAGCTGGGGACTGTCTACCCAGCGTCTCGGCCGCGTCACTTTCCCGCCGAACCCCGATCACGGGGGGCGACGGGTACGCTTCTTCGCCACCCCTGAGGATCAGAAGCTCGTCCTTGAACTGGGCAACCACGGCTACCCCGCCGGTGGCAAGCAGCCGCTCGCCGTGCCGACCGATATCATCGGGCGCCAGGAGAAGGCCCGACTGAACGCCTTGATCGACGAACGACTGGCGTGGCACGGCTTGCTCAAGATCAAGACTACTCCCGAAGCGCCTTTCACCTCGCCCCACGCCGCCAAACTGGCGCGCGAGAGCGGGGTGGACTTGGCGCTGATCGCCGGCACCGGTGAGGATGGCCAGATCACCATTCAGGACGTGCGGACCTACCTGGAAAGGTAACCCGTGTCCATCACTGTAACGGACCTCAAGACGGTCGTCGCGGCTCAGGCTCACAAGGTCTTGAGCCTAACTGACCACGACACCGCGGTTGAAAGCTGGGTGCTGCGGGCCATCCGCTACGCCCAACGATTCGACTTCGAGTGTTGGCGGCAGGAATTCAGTCTGACCCTGACGGCCCTGACCTACGTCTACCCCTACGCTTCCGCCATCTGGCCGGCGGCGGCCCTGACTCGGCCCCTGCGGCTGGACGGCGACTCGCTGGAGTACGGGGACAACAGCAGCCTGGCGTTTCAGCAGAGCGCGACCTTCCTGGACAACGCGCTCGGTGGGCCAGCCTGGAAGCGCTCGGCCACCGGCGGGACCCCGCAGTACTTCACCGAGCGGGCGCAGTCCCTCATCATCGGGGCGCGACCGTCCACCGAATTCGTGGCCGACCATCCCCTGCTATACGGTTACTACTACCGGGGGGAGGACCTGTCTACCAGCGGTTTCGAGGACCTGAGTCTGGCGATGTACGACGACTTCTATGAGCACATCGTCACCCTGGCCCTGGTCTTCGCTTTACAGCAGGAGGATGATACTACCTTCCAGACACAGTTGCAGTACTGGCTACAGCATGACCTTCCCCTGATGCGGGGATACGACCACATCATCGAGGAGGACGAAGAAGTTCCAGCTCCGGAGTGGGCCCTGTACGTCGAAGGCACCGGCGTTTTCTGAGGAGGCATCATGTTCGAGTCGATCACCGGCGCTGCGGGCGCCATCTGGGGACTGGGCGGTCTGATTCTTGGGGCCGCAGCCATGTTCACGCGGGTGCAGAAGGCCCGCCGAGAAGTAGAGGATGTCATCTCCCTGGCCCAGAAGTTCGTGGCCAAGTACAAGGACGTGGACGACGACGCGCGGCAGCTGGCCAAAGAAATTGAAGAGGCCGTTGCCGCCATCGGGGCCATTCCGGGGTAACATGCCCGTCCGGCGCCGCTACTACACCCTCGAGTACCTGTCCGGCGAGAACAATGCAGACTCGCTGTACAATCAGACTGTGTTTGGGACGCGGGGCCGGAAGATGTCTCGCCTCCGGGGCTACCATCTCATCGGTCACGGGAGGGCGCTGAAACGCCGAGGACACAAAACCTACGTGGCGGAGACAGTAGCCGGTAGTAACCCTGGACAGGGTATGGTCATGGACGAGTGGGGCACGACCCGGGACTTGTACGTGGCCAGTAACGGCCTGCTGAAGCGTCTGAACGGTACCACCTGGGACGACGTTACCGGAACGGGCGGTTTCCAGGCCGGACAGGACTACCCCGTCCGCTTCGCCAACTTCACCGATGGCAACTCGAACTGGCTGATCGCCTGTGACGGAGTGTCGGAACCGACCGTGGTCAAGCATGGCGCGACGGGCGTCAAGTTGGGCGCGATGGGCGTCCTGCCGGTCCAGGGGTGGATACCCGTAGACCTAGTGGAGTTCCACGGTTACCTCCTGGGTCTGATTCAGTACGCTCTGCACTACACCAACTACGGCACCTGGGAATGGGCCGAGATCATCGAGACGCAGCGCCGATCCCTCGGGGTGGGGCTCACCGTCCATTCTCGGGACGTGGTGATCGTCTTCTACGAGCACGCTGTGTACCTGATCCAGTACGCCCCGCTGGAGAACTTGACCTTCAAGGCCCTTCCCCTGGAGGGAGCCAACGGCTGCGTCTCACGGGGCTCCATCGTCACCAAAGACGGTTGGACCTACTGGGCCGCTCACGGCGGCATCTACCGCTACGGCGGCCCCAGGGGCGCCCTGCAGTCCATCACCGAAGAGGTACAGGACTCTTGGGACGACCTGAATCAGTCTCGGCGCTACTACATCCGGCATATCCCCCGGCCGCAGCACTGGCACGAAGTGGTGTGGGCCGTGTCGTCCTCGGGCCAAACCAAGCACGACGCCTACTTTGTCTGGAACGACCGGATGGAAGCCATGACCATCTTCCCGCCTTCTTCGACCTCGGGACACAATCAGTTCAATTGCGGCTGCGTCTGGCGGGACGCCAACGAGATCGACCGGACTCTGGTCTGCGACTATAGCGGAGTGGTGCATGAAGCGTGGGGCACCGCCGACGCGGATTCAGGCAACACCGACAACAATGTGGCCGTAGAGACGGAAATCTCCACCGGCTTCCTGAACTTCGGCTTTCCCGGCGTCTCCGACGTGCGGGAGCTGCTGGTAGACTTTGAACTCACCGGCGCCAAGACGTTCACCGTGGTCGGCGAGACGGCTGGCAACTCCCAGGCCGTCACCAAGAACATGGTGGTCGGATCACCAGCGGAGCTTTTGGACGAAGATTTCGAGTTGGACGCGTCTTATCTCCAATCATCCTTCTTGACTTCCGGGCAGATCGACCTGCTTATCTCGGGACGAGGACATCGGGTGACCCTGACGGAGAACGACACCGGCGATCCGCACATCATCAATGCCATCACGTTTGCTCACCTGCTGAAGCGCATGGCGGCCAGATGAGGACGATATGACGACGACCACCGACCTCGGCGCCATTCCGCAGATCAAGACCCCTGACATCATCAAGAAGGCGTCTATGAAGGCGTCTGAGCTGATGGACCTTGGCACCTCGCCTGAGGACCGTCAGCGGGTCATGGACTACCGAGCGGCGCCGTACCTGCAGGCCCAGCAGAAGATGACGGACCAGTACAACAAGATGGCCGAGCAGCAGGGACTGCGGTTTTCGACGGAGCGCCGGGAGGGGCTGGCGGACATCACCACCAACATCGGCCGACAGTTGGGCGAGTCGGTCTATGCCCCGATGATCGAGCGGGAGCAAGAGAATCAGCGGGCCAACATCCAACTGGGCGCGCAGATCGGCGGCCTCCAGACGCAAATCGACCAGTTCGCCGCGAGCCACGGCTTGGCCAAAGAGGAATTCCAGGAGAAGGTCCGGCAGTTCAATCAGGGCTACGACCTGCAGAACCGGGAGTTGGAGGAGACCATCCGGCAGTACAACACCACCCTGGGCCAGACGCAGGCCGAGATGGCGCAGCGGCAGACGCAGTTCGAGAAGACCTTCCAGCTTCAGGAACGGCAGACCACCATGGCCGAGAACGACAGCGCCATATCTCGCGCTACGGCCTGGGGGAACATGACGGGGACCTATACGGATCCCGTTACTAAACAGGACATGCCGACGCTGGAGGCGAAAAGGCAGAAAGACGACCTGGCGCTACAAACGGCCATCGCCAAGGGCTACTTCGAGGAGGACGGGCAGGTCACTGTTACCGACCTGTTCAGTGACGAGGAGTGGGGAGTCTTCTGGAAGGAGATGACGGGACAGGACTGGCAGGGATGGGGGAGCTACGGAGTAAGCGAGGACGGTGATACGTCCTCAGCCTCGGACATCGCCGCGAAGGCGGAGAAAGTCGGGAAGGACGCCGAGGAGGCCCAGCGACTCACCAACTGGAGCGAGAAAACGGCTATCCCGGTCGCGACGCTGGGGAGGATTACGGCCGCCCTACCGGACGATGTGGAGCAGGGGATCTTCGACAAGCTCATCGGCGGCACTCTGACGGTGGGCGAGTTGCAGGAGGCGTTCAAGGGCAACCTGGATGCCTTTTTCGAGATGGCCGACTACCTCACCTCGGAAGGAAGCACGAGCCCCGGGGCGATAGTCCGTCTAATCGGCGGCGGGCAGTCCACCGGGGGCGGGGGAAATCAGTCCGGGGGCGGGCTAAAGGCCGAGCTGGAAGGCATAGGAACGGATCGTCTATTGCAGGAGGCCAGACAGCGCTGGGATGGGGAGAGTGTGAATCGCGTAGCCGACGCCTTCAATCTCAAGTTGATAACGGCTGACCAGATCGGGGCCACGTTCCCAGGCTACCGGGCCGATCACATCATCAACTTGGTGGCTCCCCAGCGGGCCGTCCAGGGGCTGTACTAAGGAGACTCCATGACACAGGCATTGGGCGCGACCCTGCCGCCGATCATCAACCAGGAGAAGTTTGACGAGGTAGTGCAGACGGCCCAACAGAAGGCGCGGGAGAAGTACAACTACGCCCTCTCCTACGACGATGCCCGGAAGATGATGACCGGCCAGCCAGTCAAGACGAAGCTGCGAATCCCAACCTTGGCGGCGTTGGGTCAGGAGTTCAAGCAGAAGGTCGAAGCATCGGGGCTGACCGGTCTGTGGGAGGGCAAGCCGACCCTGGCGGCGCAGAAGCAGCAGGGGGAACTCACCGGTCTGACCACTTCTCCCGAACTGACCGCTGACGTTCTTGGCGTGAACGTGTCTGGCATCTACGACCCCAAGACCCGCAAGATAACCAACGGCCAAGCGTTCGGCCAGGCGATGCAGGACATCGTTACCCAAGGGAAGGCCAACGGTATCGACATTACGGCGTGGGAGGCCGAACGGCTGGCAAAGGGAGAGTCGATTCCCAACAAGATGATCCCAACCGTGGGCGGTCGAGGCGTCAAGGTGGCCGAGGGGGAATTGAGCTTGAGCACGAAGATCAAGACCGGAGAGTTGGCTCTGGCTGGACAGGACTATCAGCTCCGGGTGCGCGCGATGCAGCTCGAAGAGTTGGTGCGCGAGGGGACTTTGACCATAGCCCAGGCAGACCAATTGCTGAGGACAGAAATCCAGCGAGGGGAGTTGAATCTGTCGAAAGGGCGGCTGGAACTTGAGACAGCCATTGCCGCGGATCATCGTGCGACGTCCCTATCCGACCGAGACATAAGAAAAAGAGCCCAGCAGTTGGCCGAAGATGTGGAGAGGGGTAATCTGACTATTGCCAAAGCCAGATTGAAGTTGGACGAGGAGATCGAGCAAAAAAAGTTGGGGATCGAACAGGGGGAGTTCGAGCTGAGAAAAGATGCGCTGAGGGGGTTTACTCTGCCCGATGGTACCGAAGTGCATGGCACTCTGTACATGGAGTGGTTGTTGCGGGGGGCGGAGTTGGGGGACCGGGCCGCTCAGCGGGATCTTGCGGTGCTGTTGCAGGAGGGCGGAAACTTCATATCGTCCACGGGCAACGTCACCTACATCGTGGGGACCAGACAGATCCAGGAGAACAAGGAGATCCTGGCGAACACCCAGAAGTATGGGGGATACCTCGGCGTGCGGAACGAGGACGGTAGTTATTCGATGGTCAAGGTCACCGGAGACCAGGAACATGACGATGAACAGACGTCCCTCGACCGGCAACTGACGCGGGACGGCTGGACGGAGATAGAAAAGAGCAAGGCCCTACAGCGTAACTACGAACTCGGCACCAAGTACGGCATGTACGTGCCTGATCCGAACGTGTCCGAGGGGCGGCGGTGGGTGGAAGGCTCGTTCTACGAAGGGCAGGACGCAGATGCCCTGGCTCAGCAGTGGGGTATGGATCGACTCACCCGGCAGGCCGCGCTCTCTGACCATTCCGAGTACCTGAAGTACATGCACTCGAAGCTGCTCTTGGCCTACGGGGCAGCGACGGACGCCAAGAAGGCTGAAGTGGCGCAGGTGTGGGCGTCGGCCGAGGCCGTGTTGACGCGAGAGCATGAGACGATCATGCAGGACGAACAGCTGACCGCGGCGGAGAAGATCGCTAAGGTCGAACAGAACCAGGCCGATCATGCGATGTGGGTGGATTTTGTCAGCAGGGTTGCCAATCCGCTGGTGCAGGTCGGACTGTGGAAGTTGTTCAACTCGAAGGGGCGCAAAGGTCTGCAACAGTTAGCCAGGGCCGGAACGGGTATCCCGGCAGACGCTGGCCTGACCCCGGAAGAGATCGCGCTTGTGGGCGACTACATTGCGTCGCCCGATGGGGCCTGGGTTTCGACTGGAGTTGCCTCAGGGGCAGCAGGAGGGACGGCAGGAGGGACGGCAGGAGGGACGGGCGGATTGGGTGCAGCACTGGGCACGGCAGGTCTATACGCCACGGCCGTTCTGGCAGGATACGGGCTCTATCGTGGCGTCAATGAACTCCTTGGATATGACGAGGAGGAAATGGGACCCGACCCATTGGATCCAGCACAGGCCAACACTCAGTTGAGTTCACACATAGGTGCAATGTCTCCTGGGGCTCGCCAGGCTATTTTCGATTACTTCCAGGGGTACTGGAACCAGGACAGTATTGAAAAGTACATCGAAGATTTCCAGACCAGGGGGGGTAATTCCTGGCTGGACATCGGTGGGATTCGGATGCAGGGGTATGACTGGGCCAGGGAGATGAAGAGACTGGGGGCCATTGCCGGGAATGTCAGCCGGGTGGAATCTCCTTTCTCTATGAGGGCGTTGCAGGAAATTGTCACTGGAGGGTACTTGGACAAGCCGCCCGGGCAACTGACCCAAGCTCAGTCATGGGCGATTTCCCGGGCGTGGAATCTACTTCCAGATTCCGATAGACGAGAAACCTATGGCGATATCCCCTTGGCGCAGAAGATAGAGGACGTGAAGGCGGCGGCCTCCGCTCTCGGCGTCATGTCCTTGGAAGAATGGGAGGATGTGTCTTACGATGTGTCTATGCGTTACCTCTCCAAGCCCTTCGATCAGTGGACGGGGGATGAAGTAGGGCAACTTCGGGCGGCCTTCCAATATGCCAACAATCCCGTCGGTGAGATTGAGATGGCGGGGAGGCTCCACACCGACGGGCGAGTTGAATCATTCGGCGGCAGCCAAGATGGGGACAGGCGTTTCTATGAGGCCCTTGGCATGGCGCAGTCCGGTGGGGGCTATAGGGACACCGATATAAAGTATACCGTCAATCGGGACGAACATTATGTGTCGGCAGACATTCTGTTGGGGGTTGATGGTGAGCCTAAGACCTACCGGCTCAAGATCAATTTAGATCCTCGGTCCTCGGACGATCTGACTGACGATGAATGGGCGTCCTTTGCTCGGGAAGTTCTGGAGACTGGCGAGTTGAGTTTGCGTAGCATGAGCAAGGTCCTGCTGGCGCAGCAGGACCTTTCGCCGAATTCCAGTGCGGGCCGGGAGCGATTGACAGCCATATACCAGGATCTCGCTCCGGCGCTCAGGAAAGAATCGGTGGATGATCTCACCCCGGAAGAATCATCTCAACTGGCCGTCCTCTGGTCCTACTTGTCTACGGGAGATCCGCCGGCGGTATCCGAAGGCTTCATTCCAGAGCCTCTCCGGGTAGAGCCCAACGCCTTCAATGCTCTCAAGAATCCTGACCAGTTGTCCGCATGGGCCCAGACGGCTCTGGGTATTGGGAAAGCACCTGAGGTGCCGGAGGACGTATCAACTCTCGATCTTCGTTCTGAGGCGGTGTCCGTCACCAAGGGGCAGCTTTCGGCAACAAACATCGACGACGTTGCGGATGGACTGACAGAAACCGGGAAGCGGCTCTTCTTCTACATACTCGGGCAAGCCAGGAGCTTCAGGTCTGTGGATGTAGATGCCATCTTCGGCTCAAAGGTTGGCCCATCCTACCAGCGGTTCATGCGCTTGGTAGACGAGAAGATCATTCGGTACGACTTGGGGGCCTGACATGGGACTCGCGGCGCGTCTGTTGAGTTTCGGCCTGGCGGCTACCGCTGGGGGGGCCGAGGGCTACCTGGAGCACCGGAAGCGCCTAGAGGAGATACGGCGGGCGCGGGAAGAGGAAGGCCTGAGACGAGGCCAGGCCACCAGGGATGAAAGTCGCCTGGGGATGGAAGGGGAGCGCCTGGGCCTGGAGCGGCAGCGCACCGAGGCTGGGCTGGGGGAGTCCAGGGCACGCACCCTGGCTGACGATCTCAGGGCACAGACGGGGGCCAAGGGCGAGCAGCGGGCCCAGGAGGAAGCCCGCGGGTACACTACTGAGGGAGGCCAGAGGATACCAGGCTCCATAGAACGCCAGGCGATGGAGTCGCAGACGCGCGCCGCGAGAGAGCAACGGCTGGGAAAGGCATCGCCGCAGGATCGGCTGGCCGAGTTCCGGCTAGGGGAGGAACAGCGGGATCTCGGCCTGCGCGAGATGGCCGCCAAGAAGGAAGACGAGTTGGCTCGGATCATGTCCGAGGCTGCCGCCAAGGCTGACTGGGGCTCTGTCCAGGCGTATGCCCGGAAGGAAGGCATCACCTCCACCACTTCCCAGCTGTTCGCGGA